GATGTATATCCATTAGGTAACATCCTAGCTTTTCGCGGCTCCATGGATGTTAAAGAAAATTTAGTAGATCTTGAAGACGTTCTGGCTAATGATTTTATTCATAGTGAGGATGCTATTCAATTCTGTTGGGAATTGCCAAATGTAGATCGCTTTGGTGGTGTATGTTTTCAACGTTTATTCAATACACAGGTAGGTGGTATACTTCAGCGTTTAACAGGGTTACCAGTAGAAGTAGACGGTGATGATATTCGTATTGTTAAAGAATTTAAAGGCCCTGGTGGTATTATCATCCCAAAAGGCAAAGCAAGTGTATCTATCAGCCATGAAGTAAATGGTGCTAATTTAGGACATCTTGGAATTAATATTAAGGCAGGACCAAAAGCACCTCCTTTTGCTTATTCTACTGGTATGGATAGCGAGACTATTAATGTTTTTGTAAATGAAGTATGCACTTTGTTTTATGAATTATGTGATCAAATTTTTGTGGCTTGCAGCAAGACTGCAATTCTCTAATGCTATTTGATCATCTTAAAAATATCCTCTATCAGAAAGAAGCTGAAACACTAGAAGAGGATAATGACTTTGTACCGTTTCTTATACAGAGATGGTTATCCATGCATTCACCAGAAGTAGCCTATATCGTCAATGAGACTACTAATAGATACTGGATGGCCTATGCCGAAAAACAAGATTGGTATAATATGATGATGGCACAGATTCCGAAAGTTCGGTTTCGTAAGCTTAACTACATCAAAAAACCCAAAGATGAAAATGGCAAAGAAGATGATATTGTTAATCGTATTGCTGATAATATGGAGATGTCTCGCCGCGAGGTTGCCCTGTACTTAGAGAAAGAGAAGGTTGATAAAAAACCTTTCGCTGTTGATATATACAAAAAATAGTTTAAATAGCATTATGGAAAAAGTAGAACACTATAAGAATAGCAGTATATCAGAAGATTACGAAGTAACAGCCCTGTTCGATGATATCATTATGTTATCACCCGTAGATTGTAACGGCGAAGGTTATATTAAACGCGGCTCAATATATGTTGACCCTGCAATAACTTATAATGCATGGCGTGTTGGTAAGGTTTTAATGAAAGGCCCAAAAGTAGCCGAATACATTGAAATAGGTGATTTAGTTCAATATCCAAACGATCGAGGTATTCCTGGGGTAAAGTATAAAGGCCAAACAGTTCATTACATTAATGAAGATCGTTTATTTGGTAAAGTTAAACTAAAGGATCCTGTAGAGTAATATGGCAGGTTTTAGTGATTACAGCACCCTTTTGGGTAGTTATGTTCTTGAGGCCAAATTCATCCGCCGTCGCCCAAAGCACGGAGCACCTAATACTAGACGTGCTTTTATTACTAACAGCCCTAAGTTACTTAACAGCCCTAAAGGATCAACAATTCTGGGATTTACTGGTTATGGTTCCGGTATAACAGGTTTAGGATTCAATCCCGCATCGAAAGATCTTATCTTAGTGTGGGATATTTTATGGCAAAGCTTTCGTCTGTTTAGTGCATCCAATTCACAGATAATCACTAAAATACCAGTATCAAATGATAAGGAGATAAATGATTTTTGGTTATACTTCGATAAGAATATACGACCAATGACTCCAGATCAAAAACTTCAATTCATGAACTCATGATTATAGAACAAATCGAAGATACATTTAAATTATTTTTTCAGAACCAGGTTAAAATTGGATTTGGAAATACCACCATTAAACAAGGCAAGTTTATCATTTTAAAACCTAATGCGTTTTCTCTAGATTTCTTTATTAAGACAAATAAGCCAACTACAGAAGTCGTTTCCATACCTCTACCATTTAAATTCTACAAAGAAGATAGCCTGTATATATTTGATTACAGTACTGAAGAGATTATGATAAAGGACTCACCCATTCATGATGCTGTAATGGATTATATACGCAAGAATAAAACAAGTAAATTCTTGAACAGTAAAATATCCTTCTTATTTAATTAGAATTTGGTTTTATTTCTAGGCAAAAAAAGAGGCACCGAAAGGTGCCTCTTTTGCTTTACATACTACTGAATCAATTAGAATAGATCCTTACCTACTGAACTGATATTTGACTTGACTGACATTTCTTGTTTCTTATAAGTCGGAGCTGCGGTAAGTTTACCGGAGCTGTCATAAGTCTTGACGGTACCTGCTTTACCAGGACGAGCACCAAGTTTGCTCTTAACTACTTTGGAACCAGGGTTTGCTAACTTTTCGCCAGCACCAAGATTTGCAGTGGATTGCTCATAATGGCCTTCTTCTTCGACTACTTCCTTTTCATCTTCATCTTCTTCATCTTCATCTTCCTTACCGAAACTGAATTTGTCACCGGCACCAGCATCATCTTCGCCTTCTTCATTGCCAACGGCAACGGTAAGAAGCTCAATAAGCTTATGGGCAGTGGCTTTATCCATAGTGAGTGTTACGGTTTCTTCTTCCTCACCACCAAGATCAGCACCTAAATCTCCAAGATCATCTTCTGGAGCAGGGGCTTCTGGAGTGTCGCCAAATTCATCATTAAATTCATAATACAAGTCAGAAGCATCGTCTTCTGCAAGGATACTACGATGTGTTGCCATAGTAGTTTCGAAAAGACTATTGAATCGAGCACCAAATGCAGGAACTGCGGATTCATTTTTGGTCTTGGATTTTGCATCCTTTGGACCTGCGCCTTTTGGACCGTCCTTAGGAGCCTTGAAGGCGTCGGCTGGGACTTTTGATGCACCTGGTTGCTTAAAGCCCGGCTTTTTTGCGCCTTTAGCTTTTTTGCGTTCTTCTAGAATAGCTTTAAGTTTTTCGTTCATAGTATAAAACTTACTTATACTTTCGTGCCTAATGTTTCTCTTGGTATAAATACTTTTATGGCAAAGAGAGCCCATTATTTAAATAACGAGAAGCTACCATTACCATCTTCTTCGTATGGATGGTCGGCAGAAATGCTTAGCGAATTGGGTAAATGTAAAGAATCATTACTTTATTTTGCAGAGAATTACTTCACTGTTATTAATGTTGATGATGGGGAACAGAAAATTAAGCTTTACCCATTTCAACGCAGAATTCTTAAGGCATTGGTTAAGAACAGGTTCGTTATTACTCTTGCAAGCCGGCAATGTGGTAAAAGTTCAATGATGTGTATGTACTCGCTCTGGCGTGCATGCTTTAATAAACACCAACGTATTGTCATTGCTGCTAACCGTGAAGATACTGCTATTGAAATTTTTAGTCGTATTAAATTAGCCTATGAAATGATCCCTAACTGGCTAAAGCCTGGTATCGAGAAATGGGGCGAAACGGGTATGAAGCTTGAAAACGGCTCTTATCTATCAGTTGAAACAACATCGATGAATACAGGTCGTGGTAAATCCGCTAATCTTATTATCATTGATGAAATGGCATTCATTCCAAAGAACATCATGGAACAATTTTGGAAGTCTATTTCAGCTACTATTTCATCCTCTAAAACCGCTCAAATCTTCGTTGTTAGTACCGCCAATGGGACAGATAATCTTTTCTATGAGATTTATCGCGCAGCAACTTCAGTAGATCCTGAGAGTACTGATGCCAAATGGCATGCTGAAAATGTCAGTTGGCAAGATGTACCAGGCCGCGGTAAGAAATGGAAAGAAGATACATTAGCAACTCTTAACGGTGATGAGGAGGCATTTTTACAAGAATATGAAAATAAATTCGTATCAATAGGAACAGGATCTATTGATGAGACATACATTGAGTACTTGCGTAATCGTGTAGCAAAGCCCATAATGGAGCTAGATAATGGCCATTATAATATTTTCGAAATGCCTGATCAGTCTCATGTATATGCTGCTGGTGTAGACGTATCAGACGGCATTGGCGATGCTGCATCAGTGGTTGAGGTCTTTGATATAACTGATTTAGCTGACATTAAACAAGTAGCAGAGTATCATAATAGAGAGATAGATCCTTTATCATTTACCCGCAAGGTATATCAAATTGCATTGCAGTGGGGTTCACCTATGTTAGCCATTGAGCGTAATAACATGGGTGGTACTGTTGTTGATACATTATCAGAGACGTATGGATATACTCGACTTCTAGATTATGTACCGGGGAAATTTGATGATTATAATAAGCGCGGTATTTTTAGCCATACTAATGTAAGATACGATTCCGTAACTAATATGCGCTATTGGGTTAATTTACTTAAATGTGTTAGTATTAGAAGCCCCGGATTAGTAGAAGAGCTTAGAACCTTTGTTAAGCATCCTAATGGTATATGGAAGAAATTGCAAGGTAAGAGTATCTGGGATGACCGTGTAATGGCTATGATATGGGCTCTTTTCGTGCTTGAAAGCGGCGTTGCGGAGAAGTACTATGACGTAGTCAGCAGAGATCGTAACGGGAAGGTTTCACATATCAATGATGAGAATATGTTCTTTGAAGCAACACCAGTAGGTGAGCTCCGCGCCAGTTTAGACGGCCAATATTATGATGAACCCCAACCATTCAGCTTTGATAGTGTAAATATTAATCTAGATCCAGAAGATATGGATTTCCTTTATGGTATCATCACCCCTCAACAAACAAACGCTAGATCGGTTCCTTTTAGTTCTGGATATACCCCCGGCTCTTAAACACCTTAAATCTCAAAACGTTAGAACTAGTAATCTACTCAATGTGGACTCCATGCAATTTACGATCTTTGGATCTGTGGTGCCAGACATTAACGTCGGCTACACTACAGAAAGATATGCAGGCCAATCCATGGCTCTCTCCAATCACAGTAAAGACCCGCCATCCCCTATTACTGTTAATTTCACTATTGATAATAATTTCAATAACTATTGGTTTATTTATAAATGGTTAGATCTAATCAGTGATGATCAGACCGGGGTTTATAATGGTAAAGACCAACAGCATTGCAATACAGGAGTACCAGGATTGCCTTACCAAACTAAACTATCAGTATTTTCACTAGATGAATATCAGGTGGCTAAAACCATTAGATTTGACTTTACCCAAGCATTTCCCGTATCATTAGGGGGTTTTAAGTGGTCACATAGGGATGATGGT